TTACGGCAAGATTCCGGTTCTCGCGGATCGTAGCTGCCAGGCGCAAACCGCTTGGTGCTTGACCCTCGACTCGTGGAAGCTCAGAACGTTGGGCAAGGCCCCCCATATCTTAACATATGGAATGGAGGGGTTAGAGGGTCTAAGGGTTGGAAATGCTGACGCTTTGGAGATCAGAATCGCATATTACGGAAACGTAATTTGCTCTGCTCCAGGGTACAATATGCAAGTAATGTTGAGCGCTTAGCCAACTTATTAACAATCTTAAGGGCTGGGGGTTAAAATCCCTGGCCTTTTTCTTTATCTATTATTGACATATGGAATGGAGGGGTTTATTATCTATTTATGGTCATCTACAAAATTACAAACTCAGTTAACTCTAAGATCTACATCGGCCAAACAGTGCAGAAGCTAACGGACCGCTGGAGCGATCATTGCCGTCCTTGTTTGGGTCGCCACGTAAATAGATCAGCCATCGCCGCTGCCATTCGCAAATATGGGAAAGATAAATTCACCATTGAGCAAATTGACTCTGCGCAAACGCTAGACGAATTGAACATCAAAGAGGCGACCTATATTAAGGCACTAAACTGCCTATCGCCCAATGGTTACAATCTTGAACTGGGTGGCGGCAGCAAGGCATGCCACGAAGAGACTAAAGAGAAGATCAGTGCTGCCCTAAAGGGACGCCCGCTGGCGGCTCGCTGGAACAAGGGCAACCCGGCACCCAGAACGGATGAGCAAAAGGCGCACCTAAGCGCAATGTGGAAGGGTAAGCCCAATAAGGCGCTCCATAAGCGCGTGGGATGCTCTAACGGCATGGAATTCGAGAGTGTGAATGCGGCGGCGGCGCACTTCGGCGTGACTCGCCAAACGATCCATTATCTAATCAAAGACGGCCGCGTTGGGCGCATCGGTCATTCATTTAAATTTATTGGAACGTAGCTCAGTTGGTAAAGTGGCGCCTTGACCATTCGGCTCTTTCCTTGGGTGGAAAAGCTAAAATCTTCAAAGTCGTGACAGAATCTAGCCAAAATTGCTTCGGTTATTGTCATTACTATTTCCTATTCGCTGGGGTTGGGGTCTTCTGCGGGGGGATGGTGCTGGGTGGCCTTGGCCACAATGGCCCTCATCCTATCGGCGACCTGCCTAGTGATTAGCGTAGCATCGTGTTGAGATACCGAAACCACCTGCTTCAGTATCTCCAGCATCTCAGGCGCAGCAGAGAGAAGGCGGGCGTCGGCCGGATTGTCGATGTAGATGCCCTCTTCGCCGTCCAACCCGTACTCCAGGATGTTGGTTGTGACTTGAAATAACCCCGGCCAGCCATTACCGCGCGGCTCAATGTCAAACTTCCAAGGCCCAGGCGTGTGCTTCCCCATCCCCCAGTCCTACCGCTTCCGTAGCACCTAATCAATTACGTAATGAACAAGCAGCATCCCGGAAGCAACGAGGCGCATTTGCGCGTACTGCCGGGAGCGGAAGCTAGGCCCCCCGGAGAGAAACTCTAGCTCCCGGGGTATCCAATGAGTGTTGCGCGCGGTTTCGGTCTAAACGGCAAGTCCATCTACATGAACATCTGCAAGCCGCAGATTGTGGAATGTAACTTCGTAGTGGATTCGACTAACGGCAACGGCCTGGGCATTCGCTCGCTTAAGAGCAACGGCTACATCGAAAACGTATTCATGCACACTTCGGCTACCCCCGGCACCGGCACGGGCGGATTCCTCAACCCCAACCCCGCAGTGGGTTACGTGTCCGTACAGTTCAAAAATAACTTCAACTACTACCTTGGCGGCTTCTCGGGATTCGTAAGCACCGTGTCTGGTTCTGCTGTAAAAGTTGACAACAGCGCTCTCACCATCGGCCAAGCCTACGTAATCACCACCCTAGGTAACTCCACTCTTGCCAACTGGCAGGCGATTGGTTTCCCGGCTGGATTCACTCCTGCCGTTGGTTCTTCGTTCATTGCTACGGCCATCGGCGTACCCGGAGAGGCCAACACTTCCACCTCCCGCGTAATGACTCCGAAGCCCTCTGGCATTCTTTGCTTTGAAGTGGTGGGCGATCCTAATCTAATGATTGCCAACTCCGCGATTGCCCCGAACGCAGGAGCTCGCCTCCTAGTGGCATGCCTTGCTCCTACGTTGAGCACGAACGCTTACGGCCAGCCCATGATTCCTACCGCCCCGGTTGATGGAACCGTGCTCGGCATGTCCTTCTGGTTTGATGGAAGTTCGGTAAGCGTCGACGGTTTATAGTGCTAGGAGTCATAAATGGCAGTTCCTTCAGCGCCTAGCAGCCTAACGGCGGAGCAATCCGACGGGCAGATTATCCTAACGTGGGCTGAGTCGAGTGGGGCCACCTCCTATTCGATTCAGCGCTCCACGGATGGGGTGAACTTCACCGCGCTCGCCACGACTTCGGGGATTCAATATCAGTACATCGATGCGCAGTCGCTCCCGGGAACTCCTACCCCGGCGATTGGTGTGATGTACTGGTATCAGGTCGCTGGGGTGAATGGATCGGGAGTGGGGGCATATTCCCCCATCGCGAACATGGTTCCGGCCAATCCTGCGGAGATGAGCCTTTTTGAGCTTCGCCTCCGTTCTAGGCAGAAGGCCGATAGGGTAAATTCGCAGTTCGTTACGGATTCCGAGCTTAATACCTTCGTTCGCCTGGCTGCGTACGAGCTGTATGATTTGCTCATCACTTCTTTCGAGGATCTCTTCTCGGATAAGCAAGTGTTCATCCAAACGAACGGGACTACGCAGTATTACCCGCTCCCCGATGGCGTAACGAACTACCTTGGCGGGAACTACAGCGGCACGACGGGAACTCCGGCTCCGGCCTTCTATAAGCTTTCCGGAATGGACTTGAACGTGAACACCAGCACGGTAAGCCCGGCTTGGGTTACGTTGCGCCGGTATAACTTCATTGATCGGAATAAGTTCGTTTACCCCAACTCCACTTCCACGATCTACGGCGTTTACAACATGTCCTATCGGGTCATGGGGAATCAGGTAAACATCATCCCCACGCCTGCCGGAAATCAGATCATGCGCATGTGGTACATTCCCAAGCTTCCGCGCCTTATGGCGGATACGGATGTGACGAACATCGGGTTCTCTGGCTGGTTGGATTACGTGATCGTTCGTGCGGCTCTCTACATGCTGGCCAAAGAGGAGGCTGATGGCGGGAGCCTTAAAGAAGAACTTCTGTTCCTGAAGCAACGCATTGAGCAGGCCTCGCAGAATCGCGACATTGCTATGTCTGACACCATTTCCAACATGCGCGGCAATGGGATGCTCGGCGGACTTGGTTGGGATGGCGGCCAAGGCGGCCAGGCGGGCTGGTAATGGCCCTCCCTCTCCTTCAAAGCTTCTCCCTCCTCCAGAACCAATGGAAATCAATTCTCGATCCGATCGTGGCCAATTCCATCGTTCAGGGATCTCAGTTAAATGGCATCAGTCTAAATGCCGGGCAGACCACGGTTCCGCATGGTCTGAGTCGCGTTCAGCAGGGCTGGATCATCACAGATATCAGTGCCGCAGCAACGATCTTCCGCACCGGGGACTACAACGCATCTAACTTTGTACTTACGGCAAGCGCGTCGTGCGTTGTCGGAATTTGGGTGTACTGATGGCCGTTGTCAAAGATTCTATTAAAATTTCATTCGGCGGAGGACTGGATCAAAAGACAGATGCCAAGCAAATATCCGCAGATGAATTCCTCGCGCTGAATAACATGGTATTCACCGTGGGAGGACGCCTAACTAAGCGCAACGGATTCGCTGGCGGATTCACCAAGGCCGTAACCTCGCCTAATCCATCGCTTACATATTCCGTAGTTCCCGGAACGCTTTCTTCCGCGCGCAAGGTGTTCAGCTATAATAATGAACTACTGCTGAACGACGCGTGGAATCTGTACTCTTGGGATTCGTCGGCACTATCGTGGGTCTATAAGGGTCGTGAGACGCGTGTTGGATTGTCGACGCAAAACATCATCGGTGGGATTAACCCCTATCAGTCTGCCGATATGTCTGTGGATACCACTTCTGGAATTAAGGTTTATGCCGGGGTCTACAGCTTACTTGTTGGCGTAATTTATTCCATACAGGACACAGTTACTGGTCAATTTATCGTCAATCAAGCATTAATGGGCGCGAACTTCTACAACCCAAGATGCGTTTCCATATCTGGAAAGTCTTGGATCTTCGCCGTAAACATATCTGATCAAAAATTGTACTATCAAGCCATAGTTGGCCAGACGGTAACTGGATCTCCAACGGCCATAATAAGCGACCTTAATGCTTCACAGCCAAATTATGATGTCGATGTAGACACATATACTGGAAATATTTATCTCTCATATTATACTAGCGGTCCTTCTGTAAAGATTGTTGCGCTTTCCTCTTCTCTCGCCATTGGAAACAGCATTTCGGTGACTGGCGCGACTGCTGGTAATGGAGTTTCTTGGTTTGGCGATGGGTCAAATATTTGGACTGTTTACGCTAGCGCAACACAAGTTAACGCATTCTCCGTAAACAATGCAGTAACGGTAACAACTGGAACGGATGCCATAATTGATTCTGGGTCAACTGGAGCTGCGGTAAATAATGTTACCGGCGTTTGGTCTTCTGTTCAAAACAAAGCATTTATCTTCTATGACCCAATTTTGTTCGCGTCTGGCGGATTCACTGATTCGGCGGTAATAAATTACAGAACTGCGGTAATTGCTGCCGGAGCCGTTACTCCGCAGGGATCGGCAGCGCAGTTTGTTGGTTCTGTGAGCATTAACTCAAAGGCATTTGCCGTTAATGGCATTCCGCATCTGCTTGGCCTGTACTCTTATTATTCCATAATTCAGACAAGCGATGATGCCGGTAATTGGGTGGCAAAAAACTTTACCGTTCAGCCTACAAACTTTTTGTTTAATTTGTACAACACCAACTCCACAATGGGTGGCGCCGGAAATCCTCCGCGGGCAAATATTGCGGCAAAGATTTCTCCAGACGAAGCCTCTCAAACCGCCCCAGTCGTTGGCCTGCTATGTGGTGTGCATCAATCGTCTTCCGGTGTATGGGAATTGGCTAGTCTTCAGAGTAGCAATTATAGCATTGAAACGGTGCAGCCAATTTTCTCTCCACAGGGAGTAATTGGGTGTTCCTTCAATTTCAATGATACGAATCCCGATGTTCAGTCGCTGGGAAATAACGCGCTAATAGCCGGTGGCCAGGTGGCCATGTACGATAGCGCAAGCGTAGTTGAGCAAAACTTTCATATTTATCCCAACTCTTTGGGGACGGTAATTGCCACTACTGGCGGAAGCTTGGGGCTGGCTAGCGCCGATACCACGTACTCATACATCTACACCTATGAGTGGATAGATAATCAAGGGCGGGTTCATAGAAGCTTTCCAAGCCCCGTTGTTACTCCAATCGCATCTGGGCATAACTATACCTTTGCTTCTGGTGTCACCGCTGGGAAAGTCACGTTGACGATTCCCAATTTGAGGGTCACTGAGAAAAGCGGAGTATCGATTAGGATCTATAGAACCACGGCCAACGGTTCTGTGTACTATCTCCTTGGCGGCGGCGCGGCGATACTTGTCAATGATCCATCCACAGATACGATCACATATGTCGATAATGAATCTGCAAACTCCGATAAAAATGTAATCGGAAATCTCCAGCTCTATACCACCGGGGCGCTAGGTTATTACGCCCCTCCCGCATCTTCTGCGCTCACAAACTTCAAGAATCGCGCCATTCAAGTTGGTTCGGAAGATCCCTATCAGGTTGGATACTCCAACGCCGTATTGCAGAACTTCCCCGTGCAATTTGTCCCGGAATTCCTACAGAACATCGGAACCGTTGGTGGCGCGCTAATCACTGTCGCCCAAATGGATGACAAGATGATTCTGTTCAAGAGCGGGAAGATCTCCGGGCCCGCGATTTACTACATGCAGGGGCAGGGGCCAGCGGCAAGCGGGGCAAATAATGATTTCCAAGATCCTCTTCCTATTACTGTTGATGCTGGCTGCGTTGATCGGCCTAGCGTGGTGCTTACACCTGTTGGGTTGATGTTCAAATCCGACAAGGGAATTTACCTTATCGATCGATCCCTACAGGCAAGCTACATTGGGGCCCAGGTCGAAGGGTATAACCAGTATTCGGTTCTCTCCTCCCAGCTCATCCCGAACACGACGCAGGTGCGGTTCTTTCTCTCTAACGGCACGCTGCTCATGTACGACTACCTGTATAAAAAGTGGGCTACGTGGACCCCCCCGGCCGGGATCTCGGACTGTATCTTCCAAGGGCAGCACACCTACGTTGATGCTACCGGCCAGGTCTACCAGGAAACACCGGGATTGTATGTTGATGGCACAGCCACTCCCGTGCTTTGGAGCTTCACCACGGCTTGGATCAAGCTAATGGGCCTGCAGGGCTATCAGAGGGCGTTCTGGTTCCTCCTTATCGGGGATTACATCTCTGCTCATAAGCTGGCGGTTAGTCTGTATACGGACTTCTCCACGACGCCGGATTCCAGCGTTACGATCACGCCCAATTCGCAGGATGCACTTGAGAACTGGCGGGTGTTCTTCACCAAACAGCGCTGCCAATCCTTCCAGGTCCAAATGAGCGAAGTTTACACCGGAACACTGGGGCAGGGGCTTAACCTTTCGGGCGTGAATCTCGTGGTTGGAGCCAAATCTAAATACAGAACGATTTCCGCAGCACAAAGCACTGGTTAGAAGCAGCAATGGGGAGAATACAGGAGGCACATGCATAGATTAGCCGCCTATCTTAAAGAGCGCGAGGGCTTCGATTGCATCTCTCGTGATGAGGGGTTCGCTGATTATCGCATTGGCGGTGATGAATGCTATATCCGCTCAATTTTCGTTTTCCCCGATTACCGCAAAAAAGGAATCGCCGCCGATATGGCCAACGACATTGCCCGCATCGCTATCGCCAAGGGCTGCAAGTACCTAACGGGCTCTGTGGATACCTCCGCCAAGGGAGCGCACGAAAGCGTGCTGGTTCTATTCGCTTATGGGTTCAAGACCCATGCGGCGGTTAACGGCGGGATTTTCTTTCGGAAGGAACTAGGATGAACGCGCGTCTTTTCTTTAAAGAGGGCGCCATCGGCGGCTTATTGGGCACCGCTGGTGGCCAAAGCGGAACCGGAATCGCCGGCCCCAGTCAGGCCGATCAAACCGGGATGAATAATCTTGGATCATCCTACCAGCAATTGCAGAACGTGGCGGCGGGCAATGGGCCCAATCCTGCAATGGCGCAGTACAATCAGAACGTTCAGAACAACGCCAAGCAACAGGCTGGTGCAATTTCTTCGATTCAGGGGATTTCTCCTGCCCTTGCTTCTCGCATGGCGACACAGCAGGGCTCCGCAGCCATGCAGAACGCGGCGGCCCAAGGGGCTACTGCTGAGTCACAACAACAATTAGGCGCCATGGGTCAGGCGGCAAATGTGGCCAACGCGCAGGCAACTAATGCCAACGCAATGCAAAGCAACATCAATAACGTAAATGGAAACCTTGCTAATACCACAATGCAGGGTCAACAGGGATTGATTGGTGGCGTGCTTGGCGGTGCTGGCGCCGCATTTGGTATGGCTGGCGGCGGCATAGTTCCTAGATATGCGGATGGCGGATCAATTTCTCAGCCATTCAGCCCCCTTTCTTCACTTCCGCAGGTAAGTCTTTCTGCTGGGCCACAAAGTTCCGCCGGTCAGTTTTTAGGCGGGGGCAATGCTGGGGCGCAGGCCTTAAATTCAGGCATGTCAAAACTTGGCAGTGGAATCTCCAGCGCCATGAAGCCAGCCGCGGCGCCCACGGTTGATAAGTCTTCTGCGATTGGCGATTATGCCCCAGGCGGGAATGAAATTTACTCAACCCCGAATTACGCAGCGAATGCGATGAATTTGCATGGTGGGGCCGATCCCATGGTATCTAACTATGCGTCTCAATTAATGGGGGCTGCTACGGGCATGGCTAAGGGCGGCCAAGTTAAGGCGATGCTTTCCCCCGGTGAGGCCTACATTCCTCCGCAAAAGCTGAAGGATGCGGTTAGGAAGAAAAACCCACTGGCCGATGGGAAGCGCGTTCCTGGGAAGCCGAAGATTCCCGGAGACTCATACGCAAATGATGTTGTTCCGGCAAAGCTTGAGGCCGGTGGCGTTGTAATTCCAAACTCCATTATGCAATCAAAAGATCCGGCCAAGGGGGCTCGCGATTTTATTGCTGATATCATTGCCAAGCGGAAGGGCCGCAAATGAAGATGGACGTTTCCAAGTTTAAGAAGGTTTCCTCGGACGATAAAAAAACCGTTCTTAAGCACCCGCGCGGCCATGAGATTATTATTGCTCATTCTGCCGTTTCTCCATCCACGCGCAAGCAGCTTGGCGCCTTACCGGCCTATGCTGATGGTGGGGACGTTGCCCCGGCCGAAACGCCCCAGTATGGGCCATCAAAGCCAGATCCCACGATGATGGAGCGCGTAAACAACGCCCTTACGCTGCCGGGCGAGCAGGAGGATGAGGCCAAGCAACAATGGCAGCAGGGTCTTGCGGCCGATAAGACGCCAACGGCACAGCAAGATGTTGCCGGACCTTCTCCCGCATCTGTTTCAGATACATCATCCCAACCCCAGGCCAATCCGCTGGCGTACAATAACGCTGCTGGAATGGTTGGTGGCATTAATTCAGAAATTGCCGGTCAACAGGCGCTTGCCGGAGCGGAAGGCAATCTTGGCAAGCAACAGGCTGATGTGGCCGCACAAAGCCAGCAGGCGATTAGCAAGATCCAATCTGATTGGCAGGCGCATTCGGATGCGATCAATAAAAACATCGATAGCACCATAGGCGATATTAAGGCTGGTCATATTGATCCC